CTGACGTGGCCGATGCGTTTGTGCTGACCTTTGCTGGGCAGGGTGCGGTTGCGGGAGGTTACTCAAGGGGTTATAATTCCAATCGCAGTTTGAAACCGAACACTAATTGGGTAGTTTAGATGGCACAGCAATACGAGTATGGGTTCCTGCCGGAAGATGAGACGTATCTAGGATTGCTTGGCAATATTTTCTCGCCTGTGCGCCGCGAGGTGCTAGAAGCCCCCACAACCGAATATGTTGATGCCATCGATGCCCCAATGGGAACGCAGATTCCTGTCACCACCGAGGGCGTTTACGGCGACCCTGAGTTCGGCTTGCAGTATATGCCAGCCTATCAGGCGGTGTCCGGCTTGCTTGGCCTTGAGGCAGATCAGATAGTTGACGCCGCGAAGGCCGCGCCAGAGGCGTTGCGCCAGATGGCCAACCAGCAGGTAATGTCCGGCGTTGATATGGCGACTGGCGGCACCGGAGTGCTTGTTGACGATGAGGGCAACGAGTTCGGCTATGACTCCCTTCTTGTGGCCGCGCCACTAGCCCCCGCAGGTATAGCGGCCAGATCGGCTGGCGGTGCCACGCTCGGTGCTATGGGTGGTAAGCTGACCAAAGCTGAAAAAGACCCTATGAAATACTCCGGCATTGAGATGCCGTACCGCATTGAAGATACCCCGATGGAAATACAGGACACGTCAGGGCTTCTAATGCCAAAAAGGCAGGTTGACCTTGAGTCGCTTCAAGGCAAGTTGCTCATGCCATTTTTTAGTGACCGTAGCGCAATCGGCGGCAAGGTTGAGTCAGTTGATGGCATTAAGTTGACAGAGCCAGTTGACTTGGAGGGCGGCACCGGATTTATGCGTGGTGAAGCCGCGCAGGGCGAGGACGCCCTGTGGGCTAGTAAGCAGGGCATTGTCACTAAGTTTGTTAATGCGGCACAAAAAGCCTCTGATGAGGCTGGCGGCGCGGATGTTGTGGGCGTTAATGCTGTTATGGGCGTGGATGCCATAGATCACTCGACTATGCCAACAAAGATAGTTTCCAGAATGTTGCCCAATATGAAGATTAAAAAAGCGGACAAAAAAGCGTTTGATGACGCGATGAAGAAAATAGATGAAGATTTTGTTGGCATAGACTCAAAAGATTTAGAAAATTATCTTGATAATTCCTCTGGCGATCTAAGAAAACAGTTTATCCGCTTGATGGATAAGTCCACCGCCAGAAAGGCTGGTTTCCCAAATATCGGCGCAGTAAGACGCGCTGTCACTGATCCGGAACTTTATGACACGCCTACTTTTTCGGAAGGTGTGTCATTCGGTCAAATGGATATAAACAACCCTATAATTGAAAACCCGCAATTCCCGCACACAACTTATTCAGGGCAAATAAGAGGGTATGCGCCTGACCAACGCGGCGGTTACATTGGCGGCCTTTTGGGTGATCTTGCCCCGCAGGGTACTTTCTTCCCAGACTCATTCAATGCGCTTTCGGCTAAAGTTGATAAAGCTGGGAACCTGTTAACACCTCAAAACATAAAATATGCTCAAGACTTCAAGTTGCCAATGCAGATGGTTGACCAGCAGATGCTAGACACCCTCATGCAAAATTCACTCTTGGGAAGATAACAGATAGAAAGGCGGACTTTCGTTAGTATCAATGCCAACAGCCTCGCATATTATTTCGTCAAGTTCTTGTGCTTCCTCGATGCTTAAATGCTCTGTAAGCTGTTTTACGCGGCGCATTATGCGTTCACGGTGCATTTCTGGCGTTAGTGCAAACATATCAAGGCTCCCTTGTTAAAAGCGCATTATAGGATATATTAAAGCGATATAAAAGGAAAAATAATGCCCCCACGCGCACCAAAAGACCCCCGACTAGCTAAAGCTGGCGTTAGCGGCTATAATAAGCCCAAGAGGACGCCATCGCATCCAACAAAGTCGCACGTTGTTGTGGCGAAGGAAGGTGACAAGGTGAAAACCATCCGCTTCGGCCAGCAGGGCGTTAGCGGCGCGGGTAGTTCACCAAAGACGGCATCCGAGAAGGCGCGAAGCAAGTCGTTCAAGGCTCGCCACGCAAAGAACATAGCCAAGGGCAAGATGTCTGCGGCGTACTGGGCAAACAAGGAGAAATGGTGATGGCATACGGAAAAGGCAAAAAGAAAAAGGGCATGAACGTCAAGACTGGGAAATACTGCAAGTAATGGCTATGGGCGTTGCACATTATTTTCGTGATGGAACCCGCCACAAGGGCGGCACCCACAAGATGCCGGACGGCTCGCTTCATAGTGGCGCGCGTCACACATCTTCTAGCAAAAAGCTGTATCACTTTGGTGAACTGTCTGGCACTGCAAAGAAGAAGGCGAGGAAAAGAACCTGATGCCGAGGAAGTTCCCGAAAGTGCCGAAGGATAAAAAGACAGGCGTCCCGAAGAAATATGTGGCGGGGTCGAAGTCTCCGAGCAAGAAGGCGGCTGAGATTAAGCGCACCGCCAAGGCTTACAAGCAGGGCAAGTCCATCGACATCAAGGCGGTTAGCGCATCACGCGCCGCGCAGTCAAAGAGGAAGAAACGTGCCAAAAGCTAAACCACTTTCTGAGTCAACAAAAAAGACTCTCAAGGCCAAGGCGGAGAAGTCCGGCCTGACATATGGTGAGTTGTCAAAAGTTTACCGCAGGGGTCAGGGGGCGTATTTGTCGTCCGGCTCCAGAAACGTGCCGATGGCCGCTTGGTCTATGGGCAGGGTCAATAGTTATATTCGGGGCGACAAGGCTCGCACCGCCGATAAGGATGTTTACAAGTCTGCGCGTAGCCGCAGTGGAAGGAAAAAATAATGTTTGTTTTGTGTGATATTTGCGCGCACCCTGTGCGCTGTTCTAATATGGAGCGTTGCTTGCAGGGCAAGGTTACGCCAGCCCCGAATCCTAGCCTAGATGTCAAGCCAAAGCCCCAGCACGTCAACACGTCTCAGGGTGACCGCATGACAGGCTCGGAGACTAAGCCCAAAATGAAATCCAAGCTAAAGAAGGTTGTAAAAAAATGAACTACGGCAAGAAAAAGGGCATGCCCCTACCAAAATCAAAGCCAACTATGGGCGACATGAACGAGGCTATGGGTTCGGCTGGCATCATGCGTCCCGCGCCAATGGCCAAGCCAAAGCGCAAGCCTAGAGTGGGTCACAACACAACCTTGGGCAAGTACGCCGGAAACTAAAGGGGCATTCTATGGCCGACCAGATGGACGACTATCAGTTAAGTAGCATCGTATCGAATGAGATAACCGATGCCCTTAATCATTTCGACAGCGAGTACACCGAACAGCGTTTACGCGCTATGGACTTCTATCTGGGCGAGCCGTTAGGAAATGAGGTTGACGGCAAGTCATCAGTCGTGGCCACCGAGGTTGCCGACACCATCGAGTCGATGCTACCCAACATCATGCGCGTGTTCACGTCCAACGATGAATATGTCCGGTTTAAGCCGCGCAATGCCGAGGATGTTGAGAAGGCCGAACAGGCGTCAGATTACGTCAATCACGTTATTAATAACGATAACAATGGGTTCCAGCTATTGCACACCTTCTTCAAGGATGCGCTTTTATTCCGACTGGGCGTTGTTAAGTTTTACTGGGATGAGTCCGAGGAAGTAACCGAAGAAGAATATAACGGCCTGTCAGACGAAGAACTGGCGATGCTGATGGACGACCCTGACGTTGAGATTGTCTCGCAGGAAGAAACCATCACCGAGACGTATGCAGATGAGGTGACAGGTGAACTGTTCCCAGTGTCATCAACCTATGACCTGTCAGTCCGCGTCACACGCAAGTCCGGCAAGATTAAAATCATCAACATACCGCCGGAAGAATTTTTGGTGTCCCGCCGTGCAGTCTCACTGGATGAGGCGCACTTTATGGCGCACCGCACAACTATGACCGTCAGCGACCTTGTGGCTATGGGATATGACCGCGAGGAAGTAGAGGCACACGCGGGTGTCAGCGAGTTGGACATCGACAGCGAGCGAACCCAGCGTTTCCAAGACCTAGAGGCCGCGACAGGCACAGAGGCTTCTGATCCGGCACTGCGCGAGGTTGTCTATTACGAGTGCATCACCAACATCGATTATGACGGTGACGGCATTGCCGAGAGACGCCGCATCTGCGCCATCGGCTCGGAAGGCCAGCACATCCTGCACAATGAGCCGTTTGACCACATCCCATTTGCGGCTGTCACGCCTATCATGATGCCGCACCGCCTGATTGGTCGCTCGATCTATGACATGACCGAGGACTTGCAGGTCATCAAGACGACCCTTATGCGCCAGTACCTAGACAGCGTGTACTCATCCACCCTGCCGCGTATGGCGGCTGTCGAAGGTCAGGTTAATCTCGATGACTTGCTGGATGGCACTGCTGGCGGCGTCATCCGCGTCAGACAGGCTGGTATGTTACAACAGATCACAGGCGCATCGGTTGGCGGAGAAATCCGGCCTCTGATGGATTACGTTGACACCGTTAAGCAACAGCGCACAGGCATGAGTGCCGCATCGCAGGGTCTGGACGCGGACGCACTGCAATCAAGCACAGCGTCAGCCGTGTCTGCCACGGTTCGCGGCGCACAGATAAAGCTGGAGTCGGTTGCGCGTACCTTCGCCGAGACAGGCGTCAAGCAGTTGTTCAAGGGCATCCTGCACTTGGTCACCAAGTACGACAACAAGGATCGCATCGTGCGCTTGCGTAACAAGTTTGTGCCGATTAACCCTGCCGAGTGGGAATCCGAGTTTGACTGCGTTGTGCAGGTTGGCCTTGGCACGTCTGACGATGAGACAAAGATTGCATTCCTGACGCAGATTGCGGCGAAGCAGGAGCAGATCATGATGCAGTTGGGTGCGAGTAACCCAATCGTGTCGATGCCTCAGTATGTTAATACACTGCGGTCTATTGCCGAGATTGGCGGATTTAAGGATGCGGATCAATTCTTCAACTCGCCGCAGATGATCCAGCAACAGATGGCCGCTATGCAAGCCCAGCCTGAACAGCCACAACCTGATCCGAAGATGATCGAGATGCAACAGGATATGGCACTCAAGCGCGAGCGTATGCAGTTAGAGATACAGCTAGAGCGTGAAAAGATGGCTATGGAGATGGAACTGCGTCAGCAGGAACTTCAAGCCGAGGCTGAACTTAGAGTGGCAAAGGCAGTGACCGATGCCGAAATTTCAACTAATTTGCCGAGGGTTTAGGTATGGCACTGACTTTTGAATCTGGACATTCTGGCGGAACTGGTCAACAGCTTGGGCAGAGTTACGAGGTTTACGGCGGTGGCGGGGGTCAAAGCGATGACCCCTTCGCTGGTTACGAGTCAACGCCCGCCCAGCAAGCCGCCCTCGCGGAAGCTGTGGCGCAGTATAACCAAGACCAAAGAAATGAGGATAGCGTAGCCGCACAGGTATTGGCTAACACGCAACAAGCCGTAGAAGTAAAGCGGTTGCAACAGCTACAAAGGGACTTGCGGGACATCGATAGAAGGCAAGCGCAAGCACTGCCACTCGGTATGCCAGCATACCTTGGTTTTGCAAAACAGGCTGGCCTCAACTCTCTGGTAGGGCAAATGCTGGGCGGCGGAGATTTATCACCAGCAGACCTTGCGGCGCGTCAATCTCAGGTCATACGCGACCCACTAGGACGCGCAGTGGGCTTTGGATCACCTGCTGGCTCACTACTAGCCGGAACAGACCCATATGCGCCACAGCGCGAAGCTGTAGCCGATATGTACCGCGATGACCGCCCAGAGGTTGTCGGCTCAATAACAGACACCGCGACAGGCGAAGAAAAATGCCCGACCGGATATATGTTTGACGAAGATTTACAGGCTTGCCGACTAGACACTGGTATGGCAGGTACTCCAGTTGACGACAGGAATGACGGCACCGCCGCGTATGCCCGAATGGGGCTTCTCGATGTCGCGCCTGACTTCTCCGGCTCTGCATTTGGTGACGGTGCCGGATTCGGCGCGGCAAACTTGGCGTTCCGCCGCAGAAGCGCAACGCGGCCTGACATATTCAGAACACGGCCATCATTGGAAGGATTTACGCTACTATCATGAACGAGGGAAAAGCAAGGGAAGCGGTGACACGCGCGGCGAAGGCCGAGGCGTTGTTAAGGAACGAATTGTTACAGGAAGGGTTTGATTACCTAGAGACGCAATTTATAGAGGCGTGGCGCAACAGCGAGGTCACTGACAACGAAAGCCGAGAACGCCTGTATCAGTTGCTCAAGAATCTTGAGGCGTTGAAGGGGTACTTTAACACTGTAATTGAAGATGGTAAGATGGCGAATGCACAGCTTGAACAAGTCAAGATGCAAAACAATTTTAACACAAGGAAAAGGTGATTTATATGTCCGACAATCCAGATGGAACCGGAGCAATTTCTTTTAACGATGCACTGAATCTTCTCAACACCCCATCAGAGGACAATGTAGTAGAAGAACGGTCAGAGGTAGAGGCACAGGATGCCGAACCTCAACAGCCTGAGATAGAGGCGGCTGACACATCAGAGGAAACGGCAGAATACGATGCCCCCGAAGATGACGATCAGGACGATGATATTGATGACGGCGAAGATGCCTACGAGGACGAAGATCAAGACGAATACATTGAGGAACCTGAAACATACACTGTCAAAATTGACGGCGTAGAACATGAGGTAAGCCTAGATGAGCTTCGGAACGGTTATTCGCGCCAACAGGCATTTACAAAGCGTTCTATGGAACTGGCAGATCAACGCAAAGCCTTTGAAGCAGAGGCCGCCGAGACTAAGCAGTTGCGTGACGCTTACAAGCAACATCTCGATGTGTTGCAGGGTCAAATCCAGCAGACAACTCAGCAAGAGCCTGACTGGAGAGCATTAGCCGAAACAATGTCGGAACGTGACTTGTTTCTGTATAAGACTGAGTGGGATCAGCAGAAAGAGTATTCCAAGCAGTTAGAGGCAGAACAGGGTCGCATAGCCCAAGAGCAAGCACTTGAACAGCAAGAGCAAATGAAAAAGCACTTGGTTACGCAACGTGAAGATATGCTCAACCGCATACCTGACTGGAAAGATGAAGATGTCCGCGACAGCGAGCGTCAGGAAGTCATCAAGTACGCTCAGAGGCGGATCGGGTTTTCTGAGGAAGAAATCGCAAATGCGTCTGACGCTAGGGCGATAGAGCTGTTATACAAATCGTGGAAGTGGGACAATCTTCAAGGTAAGAAACCCGCCGCCAAGAAACGCACACAGAAGGCACCGAAGATGGCAAAGGCTGGGCAACCTCGCACTAAGAGTGATGTGCAAAACCGTTCGCGGAAGAAAGCACTGGATCGCCTCTCACAGGAGGGCAGTGTTGACGCCGCAGTCAACTACTTGATGGGCAACTAGCCCGAGGAGAATACAAAATGACTACTTTCGCTACCAGTGCCGCAATCGGCCAAAAAGAAAGCCTTGCCGATATTATTTATCGGATTGATCCCTCTGAGACACCAGCATTCAGCAACTTGAAGAAAAGCACTTCATCTGCTGTTTTCACTGAGTGGCAGACTCAGGACTTGGCCAGCGCATCTGCTACCAATTATGTGAACGAAGGTGCTGACGCCAGTACAGCGGCGGCCACCCCGACAGTCCGTCTGGGTAACTATCATCAGGTGTCTGTGAAAAGTTTTGCCACATCAGGTACACTTGATGCAGTGGACACAGCAGGCCGTGAACGTGAGCATAATTACCAAAAAGTGCTAAAAGCGATCGAGCTTCGTAGAGACATCGAGAAGTCGATCACTGACACAAACGTTGCACGTTCTGCATCAGACCCACGCAAGTCTGCGTCTCTGATGACTTGGATCACAAACGGTTCAGTTGGCGCGGGTTCGGGTGCATTCTCAGCAGGTACAGGCACAGACACTGTGACTGACGGTGATGATCGCGCACTGACTCTTGCACTCATCGAAGATGGAATGCAGGACGCTTGGACAGATGGCGGAAACCCATCAATGATGCTTTGCTCGGCCACTAACCGTGCGAACTTCTCTGACCTGTCAGCATCTGGCAACCTTGTCAGCAATGACGTGAACATGACTGCCGCGAAGGAAGTCGCCTACGTTGGGTCAACATCAGTATTCCTTACTGACTTTGGCCAAGTTTCGGCAACTCCATCACGCTTCATGTCAAACGACAAGATGTTCCTGATCGACCCTGCATTCGCTGAAATTTGCACACTGAATGGCCGTAATTTTGCCGAAATCGAGTTGGCAAAGAACGGTGACGCAGAGCGTTCACAGATCATCTGTGAGTGGTCGTTAAAGCCGCTTGCTCCAAAAGCACATGCTGGAATTTTTGATCTGTCAGGATCATAAGCATAAGAGGGGGCGGCACAAGTCGCCCCCATTACTTTTGTAAGGGATGTTAGATGCAGAGAATTATTAAAAGCGATGCGGCGACAGGCACGGTGATGAAGATGCACCAAGACGCCAGCGACACCGCAGTCGTTGAGACGATCCAGAACTTTGACAACCTGCTCAAGATCAACAAGCAGATGAGCAACGACTGGAGCAATACAAATTACCACGGCACACAGAAGCACATGCATCATGTGGCGGAAATACCAAACGTAGTTTATAATCATCTTCTGGAGACACTTGGCAGTCCGCGCGAAAACCCGAAGGCGTGGAAGGCTTGGTTAAACGATAGCCAGAATCGTGATTTTAGGACAGGCGGCGGAACACTATGAGCATCAGCACCTACACCGAGTTAAAGACGGCTGTCGCAAACTTCCTTGCGCGTGATGACCTGACTTCGCAGATACCAAACTTTATCCAACTTGCCGAGTCGCGCATGTCGCGTGAACTTGAGACGCGGGATCAGGAAAAGCGAGCCACTGCGACTTTGACATCCGGCGATGAATATATTGCCCTGCCGACTGACTTGCGTGAAGTGCGAAGTGTAGCCCTGACGACCGACCCAAAGACTGTGCTGACTTACTACAGCCCGACATCTTTGGACTCGACATATTCATCTGGTGGCTCCGGCAAGCCTCTCGGTTTCAGCATTGTCGGCGGTGAGATGAAACTGCGGCCAATCCCTGACTCCAGTTACACTGCCGAAATTATTTATGTCGGCGGTTTGTCGGCACTGTCTGACAGCAACCTGACTAATGTTGTCCTGACCCGCCACCCTGACGCCTACCTTTACGGCGCGTTAGCCGAGGCGTATGCGTACCTTCTGGACGAGGCTAGGGCGGCGCAGTATATGCAACGCTTTAGTATGGCCATCGATGAGATTAAGGTCGATGAGCAACGCGCTCACTATGGCACCGGATCGCTCCAGATACAGTCTATTTACCAACGCCAAAACAATTCTGCGGAGAGTTAAATGTCGGCACTATCAGACTACCTAGAAAATGAAATCCTAGACCATATCCTTTCGGTTGGGTCTTACACAATGCCATCGAATGTATATGTCGGCTTGTCAACCGGATCATTTGCGGATGACAACTCAGGCACCGAACTTAGCGGTAGCAACTACGCTCGCGTGGCGGCTACGTTCAGCGCGGCGTCAGGCGGCGCAACCTCAAACAGTTCTGCCATCGAGTTCGCGGCGGCCACTGGATCGTGGGGTTCGATATCCCATTTTGGCATCTTTGACGCATCATCATCAGGCAACCTGCTGATCCACGGCGCGTTCACCACTGCCAAGACAATCGCCTCTGGTGACATTCTAAAGATACCAACAGGCGACCTAGACATCACTGCGGCGTAGGTGAGCCGATATGGCCACAGGCACCCCGCACCTAGATAATTTTGTCACAAGCATTGACGCGCTACCATACTCACTGGATAGCGCGTTACTGCTAACAAAAGTTGACTGGTCTAACCCTACCCTAGAGCAATTAGATAACTGGGGTACGCTGGAGCAGTTGGATGCGTATGGCCTGACGCTGGATCAGCTAGACCAGCTAGAGGTTATCCACTTTGACGGTAGCGCGGCAGTAGCCGTAACGGCCACAGGTGCCGTGCAGTTTGCCATCGAGTTCGCTGGTGCGGCGAATATATCCGCCACCGCCACCGCGTCCGCCGAGGTGTTTCATGAAGTTCTGGCGTCCGCGTCAGCGTCAGTCGCCATATCCGCAACGGCAACGCCATCGGCCACCAAGGTGTTTGCAGGAACCGCCGCAACAGCCGTCACATCCGCAGGTACGGCTAACAGGGTTCAGACCTTTGCGGCGTCAGTCACTGGTGCTGGCTCGGTCACTGCTAACGCTACGTTCATTGCATCATACGCAGGTTCGGGCGGTTTTGCCTTCGCGGCATCTGCCTCGGCGTTTCTTGTTTACGCCTTTGACGGCACCGCAGACGCGGCGTTCACTGCCACAGGCGCAACGACAGCCGACTACGTTATGGCGGGATCGTCAAACATTGCGGCGAGTGCTACAATGACAGGCAAGGTGCTTGGCGAAGATTGGACTAATGTTGACGAAGGCACCGAGACGTGGACAGAGATTGCGGCTGGCTCGGAGATATGGAGCCAAGTCAGCGCAGGTAGCGAGGTTTGGTTGCAACAATGATTAAATTTGGTGAATGGCTACCGGATCAGCCCGACTATAACAACGCTGGCGTCACAGTTGCGGAGAACGTAATACCCGCACTTGGTGGATACCGCAGTCTTAATGACTTTGTGGCGTACAGCAACGCGGCCACAGGAACCATCCTGAACGTATTTGCGGCGAAAGAGGATGACGGCACGGTGCAGTTGTTCGCCGGAGACGCGACAAAGCTGTACAAGTTTAACGCCGGAACAAACAACCTAGATGATGTCAGCAAGGCTGGCGGGTACGACCTGACAGGCGCAGAGCGTTGGGAGTTCGTACAGTTTGGGAACAAGGTTATCGCCACAGGCGGCACAGGCGAGGAGCCGCAGGTCTGGACTCTAGGCACAAGCACCGCATTCGCCAACTTGGCCGGATCACCACCGAAGGGTGACTTTCTGGCTGTTGTGCGTGACTTCGTGTGGATTGCTAACGCAGACACCGGATCAGGCCGTGTGCCGTACAAGGCGTACTGGTCTGCATTCGATGACCCGACAAGCTGGACAGCCGGAACAGGTCAGAGTGATTTTCAGGACATCCCCGATGCAGGTAATATCGTAAAGATCATCGGCGGAGAGTATTGCACGATCCTGATGGAGCGAGCCATCGTGCGAGCCACATACACTGGCCTTCCTCTGGTCTGGCAGTTTGACAAGGTGGAGACAGCGCGTGGCTGTCAGGTTTCTGGGTCGGTGTGTAATATAGGACACACTATTTTCTATTTGTCCGATGACGGCTTCTATATGTTCGATGGACAGAGTTCCAAAAACATCGGGGCGGAGAAGGTGGACAAGCACTTCTTCAAGGATGTCAACTTCTCTTACAAGGACAAGATTACGTCCAGCGTTGACCCGCAGAACCAGATTGCGGTCTGGTCTTATGTGTCAAACAGCGCAGTCGATGACACGCCGGACAAGCTGTTGATCTATAACTACGCCACAAATCGCTGGTCATACGCAAACGTGACAGCCGACCTTATTGCGCCGTTCTTCACGGCTGGCTACACGCTGGACAACTTGGACAACATATCGACCAGCATCGATGCGCTTCCTGCGTCTCTGGACTCGGCACTGTACAAGGGCGGTCAGTTCCTATTCGGCGGCGCACTCGGCAATAAGATTCACGCATTCTCAGGTGACCCACTGAATGCGGTCATTGAGACAGGCGAGACAGGGCTTGCCACTGGCAACTTCACAATCGTCACCCGCGTGTATCCATACCATCGTGGCGGGTCAGTCACGGTGCAAATCGGCACCCGCAGTCTGCACTCTGAGTCGGCCACATTCACTGACGCAGTTGCCCCCAACGCTGACGGCTTCGCGCCGTTCCGCGCACAGGACAGATACCACCGCGCACGGATGAGCCTGACAGGAAACTGGGAGTTCGCTCAAGGCTTGGACATTGACGCCAGAAAGGTTGGCAGACGATGACCATAGCGCAACGTCAGGCCAACTACCGCATCCTGAACCCAGTCACCGCGACAACGCGGGAAGTGTCAGAGGTGCTGAACAGGACTATTGACGGTGGACTAAACAGCGTTGGGTATGGGACTCTGGGTGCAAGCACAACCGAGACAACCATAACAGACCCACGTTATGGCGTTCAGAGTCTTGTGTTTTTCACTGGCTTTGGCGAGTCTCTGCATCACAGTACCCCATACGTCAAGACAACCAGCACCAACGGCAGTATCGTAGTAGGGCATCAGAACCACGGACATGACATTGACATCGCCTACCTTATTATCGGCTGACGACAGGTTCGGCCACGACTGGGATCGTTGCAAGCGTTACATAGAGGACGCGCTGGAATACGCTGGTGGGTCGCATAGTATTGACGATGTGCGCGATTTTGTGCTTGCTGGGAAAGCCCAGTTTCACCCTTTGCCGATATCGTGTATTATAACCGAGATAGTAGATTATCCGCAGAAGTCAATGTGCCGTATATGGCTCGCTGGCGGAAATCTTGAAGAATTAATGCAAGCCGAGAAATCTATCGCGCACTGGGCAAAGTCAATAGGGTGCGATGGTATGGAAATAGTAGGCCGGAAGGGCTGGTCACGACAACTTAAAGATTACCGCGAGTCTGCGGTTGTGCTGATGAAGGATTTTGAAAATGAGTAAAGGCGGCGGCGAAACAAGAACGGTTCAAAGTGGACTCGCACCAGAGTACGCACAGCCATTTATCGAGTATGGCTTGTCAGAGGCGAAACGCCTGTACGGCGAACAGCCAGCCTACTACCCAGAGCAGACAACAGTCGGCTACAGCCCAGAAACTGAGATGGCACTGCAATCTGCGCGTCAGAAGGCTATCACCGGATCACCATTCATTCAGGCCACGCAGGACGTGGTCATGCAAAACCTGATGGGTACTAACCCGCTACAGTCTGCGGCGTTCCGCCCAGT